TACAGCTTTTGACTCTATTAAGGATAAAATTACAGGTGTCCCAGAGGCTATTCGTTCTGCCTTTACTGTAACAGAAACTATTAATACTCCATCTGGTAATGTAGAAATTAGCAGACTTAAGACTATTCAAGAACTATTTTCGCAAATATCAGGTGAAATTGGTAAGATTAGCTTTGAGATTATCCCTATTTCTTTAGAAGACGCTTTCCCTAGCTTAGATCAGGTCCAGGCTAAAATTGGGGGTTTTGCAAATACTATTATCAACTTCTTTAAGGATATCTATGTCGCAGTTGTTGGTAATACTTGGTGGGAGGACTTATTTTGGAAAGGTGCTGATCGGATTGGGGGGCCTAAATTTGTTGAAGCAATATCCTATGTAATTACTAAGATTAATTCTTTTAAAAATATTATTGTTAATTTCTTTAAAAGTTTATACGAAAATGCCAAAATTTACTGGGGTCAATTTACGGATTTTTTAACTTCTAATGATTTTACCTCTGGTGTTCTCGATAATATTACAGGGTCTTTCAATAGTATTGCGGCGGCTATTAAGAGTGCTACTAAAAGTACTGTTGAGTTTGTTAAGAATTTTGGAACAGTTACTAGGCTAGAAGGTAACTTATTAGATTCTACGGCTCAGATTAGTGAGCGGCCTGTAACTCAAGACACATTAGTTAGTGTTGTCCAAGGAGCAGAAAGAGCCGCAGCTAATCTTGCAGAATACTCTAGAAGTACGTATGATTATCTAAGCAAGAAAATTGAAGAGAACAGTATTCTTTCAGGTATTATTGCTATTATTAATTCTGGTGCAACACGTTTTACGATTGTACTAGAGAGTGCGATTGATATCGCAGAAGAATACAAGGATGCAGGGGTAACTGCTGGAACAGGTTTTCTTAAAACTATTAAAGAAGACGCAAATCTAATGGCCTTACTAACGGCGGGTGCTGGTGCATTTGTCTTTAAAGAAGGTCTTAAAGGCGCTCCCGGACGCGCAATTAAACTTACAGGAATCATTACCGCTATTGAATATGGGCCAGATATTTTACAATCTGAAACATTTCAAAACCTAAGCTATCAAATTGGTGAAGCTATCGGTAGTGCTATTAACCTATTTGCAACAGGTGAGGAAGATGGTAAGGATTACGCAGAAGGGCTAATTAGCGGTATTAACAAAACATTACAGAGTATCGGTAAAGGTATTTTAGATGGTTTAGAAGTTCCTGAAGAAGCAGTAGTACTGAGAAACTCACTATCTGAGTTGCTTATCGGGGCAGCAGGCACAGCTGCTCTTGGGTTTGTTTTTGCTCCTGAATCAACTAAGAAAGTTATTTCAGCTATTGGGTCTGCTTTCGGGATTTTAACAGCAGATAGTGATGCAGTCAAAAGTCTTGGCAATAAATTTTCAAGAGTATTTAAACTAGGCCTAGCATATGCTGCAGCTAATACTGTATTTACAGTTTCTTCTAGTTTCTTTGATAATATTGGGTTTGAAGAAGGATCTGGTGCCAATATTGGCGCTTCAATTGGGGCTACTATTCTTGCGGGTATTGTTGCTTATTTTAAACCTAGATTAGGTCTTGCGGCGTGGTTAGGTATTGAATCCTTAGAGGGGTTATTTTCAGAGGATTCCGATTCTATTGGTTTAGATATTGCATCAGGAATTGGTGCAGCTATTTTAGCTACAGGTTTTGATAAAGCACTCGTAGAAGCAGCACAAATTGGTTTTCGTATGGCTAGACTCAATGGGGTGCTTACTGGCGCTAGATTCTTTGGGTTAGTTTTAGCATCAACTATTGGTGCTAGTCTTTCCACGCCTGCCGCTATTGCAGCTATTGCAGCAGGGCTAGCCTTTGGGGTAGTTCAAGCTTTTAACTACTTTTCTAATAAATCATTAGCAGAAGGGAATGCGGTAAAAGCAGCAGCAGGGTTAGGCATGTTCTTAAGTGCTGGGGTAGAGGATGCATTAACTGATAGTGGTTTTCGTGAAAGTATTGCTAAAATATTAGCAGAAGAAACCGATCCCTCTAAAGTTGCTAGTAGAATTTATGATCCTAATAATCCAGCATTTCAAGAATTTGGTAAATTATACTCTCAGGGTCTTATTAAGTCTATTCAAGAAATTGCTGAAAAGAAAAATTCTGAGCGTGCCGTAGCAAATGCTATTTCTTCATTAGTTGAAAAGAAAATTTTAGTTGATTTCCCCGGATTTCAATTTGATAGAGAGAATCTAGAAAATAGAATACTTGAAGCGGTTCAATCTGCGAAAGATGGGGAACCTGTTCAATTTGAGATTGGTGAGTTTCTTGTTGCTAACAACGGGGGACTTGGAGTTGCACAGCTAAATGAAGTTGCAGAACAAGTAGTAGCTGATACAGAAACAACTCTAGAGGAACTAAAGGCTGCTCTTCTAGAAGTTGATGTTGCAACAGCAGCAGAGGCAGCTACTGTATTTATCGAGAGACTTCGTGATACTGAAGTATTTACTCAAGAGCAATTTAACCAGCTAGACACTGCTAGTGAGAAGTTTGATACAGCTACTCTTTCTATGGCTAATTACATCGATAAACTTAAAGAAATTGGTAGTCTAGGTGATGTTAAAATTAGTAACGTTGTTACAAACACAATTGACTCTGGCACAATAACAATTCAAAAGCGTGCTAGTGGTGGCTATATTTCAGGCCCCGGTGGTCCTACAGATGATTTAATCCCTGCTATGCTTTCTAATGGTGAGTTTGTTGTTAAAGCTTCTTCAGTTAATAAATTTGGACTTGGTTTCTTCCAAGCCCTAAACGCAGGCTTCTTGCCGAGGTTTAGTGTTGGAGGTGTTGCTAAACTTAAAAATGGTAGTGGTGAGTTAAATCTACCTCCGGGTGTTAATGTGGCGCTATATACTCGCCTTGTTGAAGAATTAAATCTTATCCAGAATAGACTAAAGAACATTGACAAAAACAATGAGGATATCGGAGAGTATAATCTTAGGGCCTTAATAGAATCTAAGAATGTTTTAGAAAATAGACTGAGAGAGCTTACTGCTGTATCGCAGACTACCGCAGATAACACATCTGAATTAGTTTCTTCAGGGGAAAGTGGTAGTACTAAAAAGTACAAAGATCTTAATGATGAGCAGAAGGCTGCTAGAGATTTCGGAATTAATACTGCTGTAGAAATCAGAGAAGCCTTTAAAGGTGCTTTATCTCAAACTATTAAGACTGGCGACTTTAAGAGCGCAGCAGAAGCATTGCTCGATCAAATTACCTCTACTATTATTGATAGCTTTGTTGATAAGTTCGTTGATGGTATCTTTGAAAGTCTAGTTGGTGGTCAAGATAGCCCCGGCGTTCTTTCTAAATTCTTTGAAGATTTTGGTACAAACTCATTTAACATCGGTAAAGAACTCTTTAGCGGTTTCGGAAACTTATTTAGTGGGTTTACTGATATGTTTTCTGGGCTATTTACTAATTTAACCGGGATGTTTAGTAATGTCTTTTCTGGCTTAATTGGTGGTATCGGAAATCTATTCAGCGGTATGTTCGGCGGCATTGGAAGTCTGTTTGGTGGGTTTGGTGGTCTATTTAGTATCTTTGGATTTAGCCAAGGTGGGATAGTACCCTCTATTGGAACAAGTCGTACGGATATTGATAGCGTTCCTGCTATGCTTACCCCCGGAGAACTTGTCGTTCCAGCGGACAAAGTGGACTCTTTCCTAAGTAGAAGTGGTTCTAGCCAACAAACAGTATTTAACTTAAATATTACTGGGGATATCTCTAGACAAACTAGAACTGAAATCCTTAAAATGATTCCTGAAATTACCTCTGGAGTTAACTACACTAATAAAGAAAATAATTATCGAATGAGGTAATAAATAAACTTTGGGTCATCCTTCGGGGTGGCCCATTTTTATTATAGAAAATAATATAAAAAAGTGAGAAAAATAGGGCATCTATAATGATACAATCCTGTATCAGGCGAACACAGGGAGGTCATAATGACTATTTTCGCCAAAGTCAATTCTGCTTTTAACAGCATAAATCCCTTCTTTTGGCGGAAACGTTATGAGTGGGAAAAAGAAGCTGCTGATTATTATCATTATCTTTATGGTATTAATCGTGAGCGGAATGAGGCAATTCTAAAAGAAACAGAAATGTATCTTGAAGATGTCCTCTCTGGTAAGCGACCATTGTGTGTGTACACGTGGGATGCTTACAAGAAGCGGGATATTGATCCCCCAGATCAATAACCATAAACAGGCTGGCATCCTGTATAAAAACTGCCAAATTTCTCATAAAAAAGTGAGAAAAACAAGGCATCTATAATGATACAATCCCGTATCACAACCGGAGTAAAACCATGAACGAAGATCGTCGTATTGCTGCCGAACTGCATCAGCTTCGTCTTAAGCGCCGTATGGCTACAACTAAGCAAGAACAGGCTTGGCTTGATTTTCAGATTGAGCTTCTATCTGGTTACGCTATTGCCTAATGAAAACTCCCCCTGTTTGAAATATAGCAGGGGGAATTTAATGGGATGCTAATGAATCAATCTATACGAGGTCAAACATGGACTCTCTTGTCGCTGCTTTATTTTTACGCTGCATCTTCATAGCAGTATTTCCTAGCCTACACAAGAAAGATTCGTTCTACTGGAATTTAGCACCTGTAGTATTACTTCTCGGTTTTATGTCGGATATAGTAATTCTTGGTAAGGATTCTATTTTAATGTTTATTGGGTTCTTTCTAATAGAATTCTTAGTTGTAGGTCGTTACCTAGTGTTGCTATTCCAAGAAAAATACCTTCCAAAAAAGACCTAAAAACTATAGCAACCGCCTAACAAAAAGAGGTGATCTCAAATGATGGTAAAAGTAAGCTTCCCGAATGGATCCTATATTACTGTCAGCAAGTCTCTTGTTGACGCTTATTTTGGATGGTCTTCGGATATCACTGTTGAAGAACTTGGAAGGGAGCAAATGACTAAAAAAGATCAGCTTAATAATGCTAAATTTAGCAGTCTCGTAGGTGCCATTGACGCTAAATGGGGATATAGCTACGAGCCTGTTAATACAGAAGAACAGCCTTGGGATGATCTTATCGCAAACTACATGGATCAGCTTGTTGAAAACGAAGGTGATCACTATGCCGCATAAGTATCAGCTTTACAAAAAGCGTACAACGTACGAGCTAGTAGCTGAAGTAAATGAACCATCAGAACTTCTGAGTACACTCTGTCAGCTACATCCTGACGAGAGACAATGGTGGATTGAGAAGGAAATTAACAACAATCCTTCAGATATCTACATCACAAAAGATGGATCGGTATATCGATCTCAGTATGTCAACACTGACTAGAAAGGACTAACAAATGACCGCTAGAATGGCAAAAATCGTAATGGCTGTAATTACTATCGTAGCCGTTCTTTTTAGTATTTATCTTCTCATTGGTTACAATAAAGCAGTTGCTGAACGTATGGCCGCTACTAATGAAATGCTAGTAGCACTAGAAGAAGACATGAATGGATTGGTAGAAGACTTCGTTCAAGGACTCTCAGAGGCTGAAATTGCTAAAGAAGAAGAATGCTTGGCTAAGAATATTTATTTCGAAGCCCGCAACCAATCTACTGATGGCCAGCTGGCTGTAGCGGAAGTAACACTTAATCGTGTTGCCTCTACAAAGTTCCCGGACTCTATCTGCCGAGTAGTTTGGCAGGACAAGCAGTTTGCATGGACTTATGACGGAAAGTCTGATAATCCTAAAGAAAAAGCTGCTTGGCTAAAGGCTCAGGCTCTTGCTAAGGCTATCCTCAATAATGAGATTCCCTTGCTTGGTCTTGAGGCTACACACTACCACGCTAAAGAAATCCTTCCTTGGTGGCACAAATACTACACTAAGCTAGGAAGTATCGAAGACCACGTTTTTTATCGTATGTAACCTGAAAGGACTCAAACAATGATCACTCGTGCAACCGCCTCTTCCGCTTACTCTCTCGATCTTAAGACGAAGGACATCTATCAAGTGTGGGCAGATCGCTCTCTGTGTATTCAGTATAACAACAAGAACAAGCGTTATATTGAACATGTAGAGCGAATTGTTAGCCGTCCAACAAGCGGTAAGCACTTTTCGGCTGTTTATGATGTTAATGGGAGTGTAACCTTCTTTAACTCTGAAACTGGACAAGTTGTTCGTGTTTCAAAGGATGGAAGGTTCCGTCTTGCAACTACTACCCGTACTCGTACAGGTAAGTATCTAGCAGGACTAGCGACCCGTAAGGGTCGTGTATTTACACGAAATTGATATAGAAAAGCCCTCCCCTTCGGGGGAGGGTTTCCTTAACTCCTTTTTTTTTTTTGCTTATGAGGTATTATGACAGTATCTTTATCTTTATTTATAATTGCCGCAATTATTGCAACTCGAATCGATAAGAAAAAAGAGTCGGCAAATAATAAAGCATAAGCTATTGTCATCAAAGTTTTTAAGAATAGGGCAGTACTCTGCATAGCCTATCAAAAGAAAGTTGACAACTGAATGCAAGAAAATCCCTTAGAACTACTAATTGTGGACTTAAAACACAGGCAAAAATACTTACTTGATAAGTCTGGGAATTCCCCTGATAGGCGTAATAAGGCTTGGAAAATTTACAACAAAGACCCTAAGTCTATGATCGAGACTACTTACGGCCATATATTAGTGGCTATTGATTCTCGTATACCACTTTCTAGTCTTATCTCTAATATCGGTAATTCGATTAATCGTAAGTACAGGCTTAATGCAGATCCCATCGAACAAGCACACATCGGCTGGTTTATTCTTGTTTCCTATTTTGAATTAGGATACTTGAAGTATGTTGCAAAACATATTAAAAAGCCGAGTGGTAAGAAGTCTAAATATCCTACATACCAGATTGTAGTAAAGGATGTTGCCTCTATCAATGCTATTATGCAACAGGTCAATAAAGAAGAAGTTGACTTGTTTCCAACATCCATTCCTGTTAACGACTGGAAGGAAGGCCACTATCATCCCGATACTGGATACCCACTAATTAAGAACGCCCCAGAAGAAACCATTCGGGCCTTAGCCGAAAAGGATGTCCCTTATATTAAGCAAGTGTTAAATAAGCTTAATAGAACTGGCTGGCGGATTAATAGGAAGGTATTTGAAGTATTCCTAGCATGTATGGAGTCTCATGTAACTCCATTTAAATATGCTAAAGAGATCGATCCTGTTAAAAAGGCATCACTACTTATTGAGGTTAATGCCATTAAAGGGATTGCAGAGAGAAATATTAATAACCCGTTTTATCATCTATATAATCTAGACTTCAGAGGCCGTATATATCCTAACACTGCATTTCTACACGAGCAGTCATCAGATAATGCAAAAGGTCTACTATTGTTAGATGAGCCTGTTGTACTAGGTAAAGATGGTTACAAGTGGCTATTAATTTATACTGCAAACCTTTGGGGTAATGATAAAGTTAGCTTAAATGATCGATTTCTCTGGACTCAAGGAGAAATAGACAAACTTATAAGCTACGCCGATAACCCTCTGGCCAATACCGAGTGGATGAATGCCGACAAGCCCTTCAGTTTCTTAGCCTGCTGCTATGAAATAGCCATGATCTTGGATTGGCATAGGGAAGGTAATCCTATAGAAGACTTCCCTAGCTGTTTGCCAGTTTATGTGGATGGTTCTAATAACGGCGTACAACACCTCGTGGCAATGTCTCAAGATAGTGAAGTTGCTCCACTCGTTAACTTGGTTCCGAGCGATTTACCCGGAGACGTATATCTTTATATTGCAGAGCATGTTAAATCTTCTATTGACGAAAAGGTAAGCAAGCTTACAAAGGAAGAAATAACTAGATTTGAGTCTCTGTTTGAAGAACATACTAACTTGCTTCGTGAGATTGAGAAGTGGCCAGAAAAGTCAGAAAAGAAAAAGTTGGCCTATGCTAAAATGCTAGAGTTTAAAAATCATAATCACGATTTACGCCAGAAACTCTTTCCGGTATACTGGCACAAGATCGATGATATGAAGGTTTGGCGTAAAACAGTTAAACGAAACGTCATGACTCTCGCTTATGGCGGTACTCGTCAAGGTATGGGGAATCAAGTAGTAGATGATACACGGGAGATCAATGAGTATCTAAGAGATAAGGATATTAAATGGGGGTTTATGCTAGGTAGCCTAGTATATGATATCTGCTATGATAAGCTACCCGGACCTGCTCGGATGCTAAGAATGTTCCAAGAGTTAGCCACAAGGGAGAACGATAAGGAACGACACTTAGCCTATAGGTCGCCTATAACTGACTTTCCATTTAGACACAACTACCGCCGCCCTAAAAATGTTGATATAAACCTATACTACGCAGATGAAAGATTAAGGATAACTCTTAGTGTATGGCAAGAGTCTACCCTTGACAAAGCCAGCCAGAAAACGGGTACTGCACCTAATGTAGTGCATAGCTTAGACGCAGTTCATCTTACTACAGTTGTCCATGATGCGAATTATCCCGTTACAGTAGTGCATGATTCATTCGGTTGCCATGCAGGCAACATGGAAGATATGTTTAAACATGTAAGGGAAAAATTTGTATCTTTATATCTGAATAAACCGCTTGAGTATATCCTAAATCAATTAAACTCTGTAGATCTTGTACCACAGAAAGGGGGTCTTGATGTCAGGCAAGTTACTTCATCAGATTATGCATTCCATTAATCTTGACGATGAGCTACTAATTAATGATCACGAGTATGCCAAAGTAGTGCATATTTTTGATGATGGTATTGGTATTCTAGCAGAATGGCACGATCACGAAAAGAAAGAGGTCTCTGACATCTACGGAGAGATTTACCTTGATGATCGTGAAAACTACATTGAAATCCTTAAGTAAAAAATAGTGCCGCCTAATGACCAAAGGTCTCCGGAGGTCATTATAATATAGATAATTTCATAGTAAATAACATAAATCCAAGAGGAAAACATAATGGCTATTATCGAAAACGCTGAACTATGGTTTGCAAAGCTAGACCCTGCTCGCCCTGATCCTACCTTTGACAAGGATAACCCATCATGGCAAGTTCAGATTAGGACAGCTGATAAGAAGGTTGCAAAACAATGGAAGGATATGAATCTAAATGTTCGTCCACTAAAGCGTAAGAAAGTAGATGAGTCTGGTGAAGTTATTCGAGATGATTTTGACGAGCCAATCTTTGAGCCACTAACTGATGAAAAGGGTCGTCCTTACTTTGCTGTAAACCTATCTAAAAAGCTTAAGAAGAAGGATAATACCCTTAATAACCCAGTAAAGGTTATGGCTGGTGATCTTTCGGATATTGATCCACGTAAGATTGGAAATGGTTCTGTTGGTAACGTTAGGGTTTACCAGTATGAAACAAAAGACGCTAAAGGTGAACCTCGTATTTCCTCTATGCTAATGAGCATTCAGGTGACTCTACTAAAAGAGTATGAGCCGAGGACTTTCCAAGACGAATTTACACCAACTAAATTTAAAGTTATTAAGGTAGCCGATAATCAGGATGAAGATGAAATGTCTTCTATCCCAAAAGGAAAAGTATCTAAAACTGAAGATGAAGATGAACTAGCATTTTGATCTCAACAGGGGAACTCTGAAATAAGGGTTCCCCATTTTATTTTAGGGTAATTATGTATAAAGAAGATGTAGCAAGTATTACTTCTTTCGTTAATACTAAGGGTCTTGAAGGATTTAAATCAGTATTTTACTTTGTGCTAGGCTCAATTAGGACAAGATTTTATCAGATTAATGATATTACTACTGACATTAAAGTTGAAGGACTAAACTCTAAACATATTTGGGGCCACAAGACTAAAGCTTATAATGATTTCAATATTCTTGCAAAAGACTTACTCTTCGCCATTCAGAACAGTAATGATATCCCAATTCTAACTAGGAATATTATGCAAATTAACGGAATTGGCCTAGCCAAATCTAATTTCCTACTACAACTTATGGGAAAAGAAACTGCATGTTTAGATGTGCATAATCTTGTTCAGCTAGGAATCCCACAAGAATACTTTAAAAATAAAAATAAAGTAGATGAATATCTAGAAATTGTTAAGCAGGATAGTTCAGAAAATTGGTGGAATAATTGGTGTCAAACAATTGCAGATCGGTACCCTACACGCTTTAAGACGGCAAATGAAGTTTCAAAACTACATGTAAAGGCAATTACGGATGTGTAAAACAGGTGTATATCTTGCTGGACCAATGGAGGACTCTGTAGAAGAAGAAATGATCGGCTGGAGAACTCTTGCCAAACAAGTATTTGATTCGGCAGATATCCAAGTATATGATCCTACACGTAGGATTTCATTCCATGATCAAATTGGAGAGGCTACCTCTTATATTCAAGATAATGTTCGGAATCAAAACATTTGTCGTAGTATATTTAGGCAAGATCTTCAAGATATCGATCATTCTAGTGTAGTACTTGCAGATATTCGACGTTCATCAGGTCGTGGAACAGGCTCTTCTATGGAACTAATGTATGCCTATATGAAGGGTAAAATTATCATTTTATGGGCAAATAAAGAGGACAAGATCCATCCTTTCTATGAGTCTATTTATACAGAAAAACATTATGACGTTGAGGATGCAATTTTTTCTGCTGTTGAATATTTTTGTTAAGGATAGTATGCTATGAGACCAGACGCAAATATAACGGACGATTGGGAACTTCTAGACGATATTTTTGAAGAACGCGCTGCAATGTATGAGTATGAAGGTGAATACACACGCTTTGTAGCCGAGGAGATGGCAGCACAAAGGCTTGGCTTTGATAACAAGTGGGAACTAAAGCAATATGTCCAAAAGCTGAAGGCTAATCAAAAATGAATAGAGTTGAGGAACGCATTAAGCTAGAACTAGAAGGCTTTTCTAAAAATAATGATTCAGGTATTCCTGCTGGGGTAAATCCAGCAGATCTAGTAGAGGTTATTTATGCTACAGAGGTAAATGGGATTTACCGACAAACGCGACTTGCAGATGAAATTGATTGGAATCCTGCATACCCTGATGATCGTATTGTGTGGTACAGAGTGCTAAATCAAAAGAAAGATAAAGTTGACTTTCACGGGGAATTTGAAAACTTAACCGAGGCAGAAAAAGATAAAATCATCAATCCAAAACATTATGAGATTATCCCGGCAAATGCCTATAAGGATTATCCTGATGGAATGGAATACATGGATATTATGCGTCATGCTCTTTCCCACCTAAATGGTGTTGAAGCACATGTTGCTGGTCAAATTTTTAAGTATCTTTTTCGTCTCGGTAAAAAGGATTCTAAACTTCAAGATGCTACAAAAGTAGCTTGGTATAGTAATCGACTAGTCAAAGAAATTGAGAATAGTCTCAAAAAGTAGGACATTATCATTATGATTCAGAAACTAACAGCTATAGAGGTTAATAACATTATGCAATCACAAGCCGCAATTGAGTCAGCTATGAATCTTCTTGCAAATACCGAAGAGGTCGAAAGCCAAGAACTAGATGAAGCCTTTGAGTTTCTAAAGGATGCCCATGCAGCCATTGAAGCTGCTATCTGCCGCATCGAAATTTCTATTGCTGGTGGAACCTATGATCAGGAAGAAATTGACAATTGAAAATAGAATGATTAAGGAAATGGAGAGGCTGTACTTAGTGTATGGCTTCTCCCCTAATGATTCTAAAAGCTTGGCGGAAAAGTCATATGATATCTACAAGTTGGCAGAAATTCAAATCATGGATGAGGAATACTCATGTAATTCACAACTATGAAATAGTCGAAGTTTTTGAACAAAAAACTCATTCTAATTTCCTTACAAGGTTCTATATAGAGCGTAAACGTTGTAAAAAGTGTAAAAAAGAACGATGGGATTCGTATGAAACTCGTGTTTGATATCGAGGCAGACAACCTCTTGCCTCAATTAACTAAGTTTCACTGTGCAGGTGCTATTGATGTTGACACAGGACAAGAATGGTGGTTTAGGTCTGACCAGTTGACTGAACTACTTGAACTTCTTGATAAGGCTGATATTATTATCGCCCATAATGCAATGGGCTATGACGTTCCTGCACTTAATAAACTTACAGGATGGCAACCGAAAGCTACTGTATACTGCACAAAGGTTATGTCTCAAGTTTTAAACTATAATAGGTTTGGATTTGGGCACTCCTTGAAAACTTGGGGTAAATTCTTCAAAGATGACAAAATAGAATACACAGGTGGATTTGAAGAATTTAACGAAGAAATGTTTGAATATATGAAGCAAGATGTCAGGCTTACAGTTAAGGTATATAAATACCTGATGAATGAGCTTAGACGTTATGTTTCAGATAACCCTAAAAATAATGCAGTATTAACTGCCCTTCGTCTTGAGATTGAAATGGACGGCATTATGTCAGATCAGTGTGAAACTGGCTGGCTCTTTAATGTAGAGAAGGCCAAGTCTCTTGTTAATACCATTGATAACAAGATGCAGGAAATCGCCGACTTTATTAATCCTAAACTCGGTTTAAAAATTGGATCACCTGATGGCTCTGTTGAAAAATTAAAGAAGTCCTTTAAAGAAACAGGGGTTATGGATACAATTCCTGAAAAGACTCCTAAATATAGCAAAGCAGGTAAGCTTGACGCCGCAGCAATTAGGTGGTTTGAATTAGATCCTAACACTAACAAGGAAACTAGTCCTGTTCTCGGCCCCTATACTCGCATTGAGATTAATAAAGCAGATATAGGTAATACAGATACTGTTAAAGAATACATTACCTCAATCGGTTGGGTACCGGACGAATGGAACTTTAAACGTATTAATGGCGAGTTGAAGAAAGTTTCGGCCAAGTTGTCAGATACTTCTCTTGAGCCGCTAGGTGAAGTTGGTAAGGCATTATCAGAGTATTATACCCTTAGAAGCCGCAAGTCTATTCTTGAAGGTTGGTTTGAGTATATCGATTCTGAAAATCGTCTGCATGGCGATGTGTTTAATATTGGAACTCCAACGTTTAGACAAACACATAAGATCATTGCTAATCTTCCCGGTGCAAATGCTACACTAGGCAAGGAGTTCAGAGAACTATTTATCGTTCCAGAGGGTCGTGTACTTGTCTCTGCCGACTCTGCCGCTTGTCAGCTTAGACTACTTGCTCATTTCATGAACGATCCTGTGTTCACCGATACTGTGCTACATGGTGATGTCCATCAAATGAACGCAGATATTATCAACTGTACGAGGGGACAAGCTAAACGTTTTATCTTTGCCTTCCTTTATGGTGCTGGACCACCTAAGCTAAGTGGTTATATTGACAAGACAGTAGAAGAAACAAAGAAGGCTGTTAAAAAGTATAAAGAGTCTTTACCTAAACTAAACGCTCTTATTGAACAGTGTATGTCTGCTGTAGATCGTCGCGGATATATTTACGGGCTTGATAGGAGAAAGGTCTGTTTGGATTCTTCTGAAAGACATAAGGCTCTTAACTATCTTATTCAAAGTTCAGAGGCAATCATCATGAAGGCAACAGTAATGATGATTAGGGATAAATTTAAGGAGGCAAATATAGATGCTAAAATCCTACTTTTCTACCACGATGAAGTTACTTATGAAGTCCGCGAAGATCATGCTGAACTGGCTAAGGAAATTATTCGTAAGTGTTTTGAAGATGCTCCTAAAGCGTATGGAGTGAATATTATGACTTGTGGAGATTGTAAAATTGGCAAAGATTATTATGAAGTTCATTAACGAGAATAGCCATGTTTACAGTTGAATATGAGCATGACCACATTGCCATCCGGTCACTTGATCATGGATCCGGTTATGAAGACTTAGAAGTATATCTAGAAAACGATGGTCATACTGTCTTTATTAGGCAATTTTCTGAGGCAACAGACTCGCATGAGGTAATCTGTTGCTCTTATCAACAACTCCGTGACATTCTCCTTGCCCTAAATAAAAGCGAAGGTATGTTCTATGAAAAAAGTTAAGTCTAGACTGTATAAAGAGATTTCTGGACAATTTGAAAATGAACATACAACAATTGGTTTGCTTTGTGAGAAATTAATTAAAAAGGCTAATAGTGTAGAATCAGCCTACAAGGAAGGTAATCCAGATAAGACCATTGACAAACTATCTGATATTATCTGGTATGTAACCCGCATTTCTGCTAAACATAATGTTTCTATTGAAGAACTTATGGCAAGAAACTTGATCAAACTAGAAAGTATGCTACTCAATGGTAAAAAGTTAACCCGAGAGTAGTTACTGCCGACTAATGATCAACTAACAAAAAGAAGTAATATAATGACATTAGCAATTGTAGATGGAGATCCTTTTTTATACGCTGCATCTTGGAACATTGACAATTTAGATGATGCTAAGGAAAAGCTAGATTTTATTTTTGATGAGGCGTTACAAACAGTATTTGCTAAAGATTATGTAGTAGCCATCGGTGGTCCTAATAACTTTAGGGATAAACTCTATCCACTATATAAAAAGTCTGTTACTCGCGCCAAATCTCGATCTAGTAAACCCGAATGGTTTTATGATCTAAAGGAATACTTGTCTAAAAAAGATAGTGCTGTAGTTACTGATGGCTTTGAAGCTGATGACCAAGTACGGATCTGGTCTGTTGAAATGGCTAAATTTGAAAAGCCATTTATTGTAATCAGTATTGATAAGGACTTAGACTGTATTCCGGGTAGACATTTTAACCCTAAAAAGAATACAGTCTATTCTGTTAATGAGGAAGAGGCTAATCGATTATACTGGACTCAAATGATTGTGGGAGATCAGATTGACAATATCCCCGGCGTTAGGGGCTACGGCCCTGTTAAAGCTAAAAATCTTTTTGATTCAGTAACAGACCCAAATGTGATTAAACAAATTGTTTGTAAAGCCTACGATTCAGTCTATGGAGACGAAGGCTATCCAAATCTCTTAGTTAATGGTCGACTACTACATATTTGGCGGTATTATAACGATCATTTTAAAATGAGCAAAGAATTTTATAATGCAGCCATTAATGAATAACCTCGGTCATTGGAGTATATACGGAAATTTACCTAAAGATTTTGAGGTTAAAGACTATTTTGGATTTGTTTACATAATTAAAAATAACCATACTGAACAATATTATATTGGTAAAAAACAGTTTCAGCATCATGGTTCTAAGAAATCTAGGCACTATGGTAGAGAAATGAACTGGCGTAACTATACTGGATCATCCGCTGCTTTAAACGCTGATATAAAAAAGTATGGTAAAGACAACTTTAAATTCTTAATGATAGATCTATATAAAACTAAAGGTGGTATGTATTATGCCGAAGCTTATCTACAAATGATACTAGGTTGTATGACAGAGTATCTAAGCGATAAACAGACACCTAGGTTTTATAATAGACAAATTGCTGCTATCAGGTTTGTTCCTAAAGAGCCACCTACAGCTAAAACACTCAAATTCATTAACAGTTTTAAAAGAGGAATGTAATGCTAGTAACTCGTAGTTCTATTATTAGTGGTATTACCCGAACTATGGATCTTAATATCACTCCTGCTCAAATTATCGATTATGAAAATGGTATGCTAGTCCAAGATGCCTTCCCAAATCTAAATAGCAGTGAGCGTGAATTCTTCATGACAGGAATCACTGATGATGAGTGGGATAATACATTTACCGAGTATGATTATACAGACGATGAGTATGAGGAAGAAGACGAAAAAGAGGATTCTTGAGGTATAAATTATGGGCAGAATAATTTTAAAAAATCAGCCTTGTATTTCCTGTTCTAGTTCTGATGCAATGCAAATTTATGAGGATAATTCTGCCTATTGTTTTTCTTGTAATACAGGTTTCTCTGCAAAAAGATTAGGTGGACAAATTGAAACAAGGCCCTCCATGCCACAAGAGTATAAAAAAGATTATTCTCATCTGATTAAAGAAATTACTGATGATTACCCTACTATTGGATTCAAAGAACGAAAAATATATAAACAAGTAGCTGAGTTGTATGGTGTTAAGGTTTCTTACGATATTGATGGGAATGTAGATACACACTACCTTCCATATAACTTCGATATTAACAATAGACCCCAAGCCTATAAAATCAGGGTTATGCCGAAGGATTTTACTTCTAGAGGCAGTGTAGGTAATATGAAGGGTCTATTTGGTGATCATCTCTGGAAGTCTGGAAAACGGCTAATTATCACCGAGGGTGAATACGATGCTATGGCAATTCAATCTGCCTACTACAAGAAGTATCGTAAATTTTATCCTGTAAAGTCGCTACGTTCTGCAACTATAATTAAAGACCTAATTGAATCCAGAGAGGAAATTAGGAATAACTTTGAAGAAGTCGTATTCTGGCCGGATCGAGACGAAGCTGGTGAAAAATGCTTAAAAGAAGTAGCTAAGATTATTGGCTATGATAAGATCAAGATCGTTTCTACAACTGAAAAAGATGCTAATGATCTTTGGATAAAAGATGAAGATGCAGTACTAAAAGCTATCTATGACGCCAAGTTATATACTCCTGTTGGTATTCTTGAGAAGGATCAACTCTGGCGTAAGCTAGAAGAATATAATGAGATTGAGTCTGTGCCTTATCCTGAGTTTATGTCGGGGCTTAATGACAAGCTTAAAGGCATGAGATTCGGAGAGATAACTTTATGGACATCAGGTACCGGCAGCGGTAAGAGTACACTACTTAGAGAGATTGCCTTACACCTTTTGACTACAACTAAAGACAAAATTGGCATTATTTCTTTAGAAGAAAGCCCAGCAGAAACTGCTCGAAAAATGTCTGGCATGGCTATTAACAAGAACCCTGCTAAAGAAGAAATCCCTTTGCTTGAATTAAAGGTAGGTTT